GTCCCTCCTCCTAACCTATCTTTACTATATCTTAAAGATTTAAGATTGGTTCTAAGGTCTTTTAAAGCCATAAGCTATTATCCAGGTAAATTATCTGAGTATTTTGGTGGAGTTTCACCATCCAAATCTAATGTTGAAGGATTAGGTTTTCCTACTACATTAGGTCGTCCATTAATTGAATATTGATTATGTAATCTAGAGCCTGGTAAGTTAGGGGTTGGAGGCGTAGCACCATCAAATTCAGATAAATTTGAACCGTTGTTTGTTAATCGATCTAATAGTCCCATAATTAATTGTTTTATTATAAATATTATATTTTATTGAACGTTAAACGTGTTCATTGAGAATGAAGTACCTACATCAGTAGTATTCATTTTTACTGTACCTTGTTTATTAAGGATTTGTTTTAATAAAGTATTGGTCTCACCAATAGCTCTTTCAGTTTTTTCATTATCAACTGTTGGGGCAGGAGCTGGAGCAGCCATTACAACAGGGGGTGGAGGGGTTGGGGTTTTGATAACATTTACAGGTTGGGGGGTAGTCATATTTGAAGCTCCAGGAGCCATTAATATGTCATCATTTTTAGTACCTTCAAATACTTTACCATCTGGGGTGGTAATCATTGGACCCATTAATCCTCCTTCTCTTGGGGATGTTTTTAATTTGCCACCTTTGGCAGTATAGGATAAGTCACCTACTTTTGAGGTAGCAGATTTAATTAAAGTAGATAAACCTATTACAGCCCCAGCAGCTAAGGGAATACCTAACCCAAAGGGAATTGCAGCAAAACTTCTATAAATAGCAGCAATTGCACCCATAAAACCTCTTCTAGCAAAAACTCTAGCAATAACGCTTGCTTTCATTAAGATAGGAATTAACCCTCCTGCTATTCCTATAACTCCCCCAAATGAAGTACCTAAATAATTAATTCCTTTAACAATAAGGCCTACTACTTTAAGAACATCTGAGAGAACATTCATTAAAGGCATTACTGCTTCTGCTACTGTAACAAATATTTCTTTTAATTTTTCAACACTAGCATTAAATTTATCTTGCATGCTAGCTTGATCTTTAAGACCCTCAAATCCTTTTTCTTCAAGTTCTTTTTGAGCTTCTGCTAGCCCAACGGCTTCAATTCTAGCATTTAATAAGGCTTCTTGTTCTTCAGCCTGTTTTCCTGTAGCTCCTCTTAATTGGTCCTGAACAAATAAAGTTTTAGCTAATTCTTCTCTACTCATTCCAACAGCTTCTGCTAAAGCCTGTTGTTGAATTCTATTCATCTTAGCAAATTCAGCAGAATCTCCTGCTTGTTTTGCTATTTCTTCAGCAACTGTTTTTAAATCATTATTTAAAGCAGCTTGTCGTGCTTTCTCTAAATTAATGTTTTTACCAAGTAGCAATTCGGCTTGTAACTCACTTTCGATAGATTGTTCAAAATTAAGTAAACTATCAGCTATGCCTTCTACTTTAGATAATTCCATACCTAAAGCCTTAGCTGTGGCTACAGCTTCTCCTATTAATTTAGGATTTTTAGCAAATGAGAGGGTAGTAGCTGCTGATACGTCTTTTATACCTTTTGCTAATTCTTTTTCATTTAATAATACCCCATTTTGCATAGCGGAAATTTTGGCTTGAGCCATAAATTCCTTAGTATTATCTTCTAAACTTTTACCTGTAGCTAATGATAGGGCTTGCATACCCATTAACTCTTCATTAGTAAATCCAGCTACAGTTCGTAATTCTGTAAAGGTAGCTAAATCTTCTTTATTTAACATTACATTAGTACCTAATGTTTTGTTAATAGCCATTAAAGATTCGGCCATACCTTTAGAAGTAACAAAAATATTTTCGCTTTGATTTGCAGCAGCAGTTAACTCTTGTTTCATTGCAAGGGCTTCGCTATAGGATACGTTTAATCCTTTAGCCATATCTCCAACTATCTTATCAGATTGGAGGAAAGCATCAACTAACCCTTTTAAAAGGGCAAGCGGGCCTAAAGCTTTAGAGAGAGATTTACCAAGAGATTCAACTCCTGCTCTTAAGCCTGACATAGACTTTAAATTTTTATCTAAGCCTAATTGTCTTATTTTAACTGCAGCTGCAGTACCTGTTAGAATTTCCCCGTTTTTATCTAAAAGTTTATTTTCTAACCCTAATTGTATTATTTTTTCTTTGGTTAAACCTTCTCCAGTTTTAAGGTTTACATCCTTTAATTTTTCATTTAAAATAACTTGTTTTCGGGCTGCTTCTTCAGCTTCTTTAAATGGAGTAGAAAAGCGATTTAAGCCGGGGATTGCTTTAGCTATATCTGATAGTCCCCCAAACATTTTAACTCCTATATCTTGTGATATAGCAGCAGTTGTTATTTTAACAAATTCTAATTGTTTTAATAAACTTTGACTTGCTAAAACCGTACCTTGAATAGCATTTTGTATTTCAAAATTTAATTCAGCATTATCTCCTAATTGTTGACCCTGAAGAGATTGAAGACCAAGAATACTTTTATCAATTTTTGTTTGGTCTGCTTTTATCTTTTTTAGAAGTTGTTCAGTACCTAATTCTTGCTCTAAAATAGAATAATTTTGTTGGGCTATTTTATTTAAATTGCTAGATAAAGAATTTATCTGTTTTCGTTCTGAAGACTGGAATCTTAATTGTTTAGCTTGATCTTGGAGAGCATTAGTAAAGTCTCTAACATCATTTAAGGATTCTAACTCAATACCTCTCCTTTGGGATAACAATTCATTACCCCTTTGAATTTCTTCATTGAGTTGTTGTTCATTATTTAGTTCCTCTTGACTAGCCATACAAACTTAAATATATGTTATAAATATTAAAAAGAGCAACTATTTGTAGCTGCTCTTGTTTTTATATGGCTGAGAGGCCTTTAGGAATTCAGGAGTGTTAACTGTTCCATCTGATTTAATTAGATTGGTTTGACCACCAGAGGTTTGGTTTTTCATTGCTTTTTCTTCCTCTTGATACCAATTCTTTATCTCATTAAAAGTATATTTTCTTAACCATATAGGTAGATTATATACTGTTGGAAAATCATATCCACCTTTTCCGTGGAAAAGTATTTCGTGGATTTGTTTAAATACCGCTACTCTAAATTGAGAGGCTGTATTAGAGGTCAGGCCAAAAAAAGTTAAGCCCGATGGGCACTTTTACCTCCTCTCCCCCATCCAGAACATAAGTTAAATCTACATCTGGTTGGACTTGACTAATATATTCTCTTAAAGCACGTGAGTCACGAGCTAAAAGGTAATTATCAACGAATTCACGAATTTCTTTCGTTCCTTCTTCTCCATTAACTGAGGTAATAATGTATTTTAATCTAGTAGTTAGTTCGGGGGAAGAATCTTTATTTAACTTTTTTAATCCTGCTAATTCTCTTTCAATTTTATCTTCATCGTGTCCTGTTAAGATTTTGAAAGTAATAGGAGTATTACTATGAGGTAAGGTATATGAAAATTCATTTTTACCTTCAGTAATCTGAGATTTATCAAATGGTTTATCTTCTAAGGAAGTTAAATCTATTGTTTGTTCTTCTCCATCATAGGTAAATTTGTATTCTTTACCATACCCTAAAATACGGGTAGCAATTAAAATCGCATTTTTGTCTCCTACAATTAAATCTTTTAGGTTAATTTTAGATACTACTACTGATTCTAGTAGCTTATCTAATACTATACCTTTTTGAATGTAAGATTGGTTAGTTAGAATATCTTCTTCTTTAGCGGTCATATACTTTACTTCTACTTTACCGCTTGAAAGTGGATTATCTTTAGGATAAACTAATCCCTTAGATGGTAATTCAACTTCTTCAGTTGGGAATTTAAATTCGGCCATAATCTTTATTAGTTAATAACTTTTGTTCAGTAATAAATATTAAGATAAAAAAAAGCTTGACCGAAGCCAAGCAATTTTTTAAAATATATGAGGGTTGGGTATTAGAAGTTCAATACACAGTAATCAGGTTGTACTGTCATTGTAATTTCTTGGGCAGCATTTTCAGTATCCCAATTGAAATCTCCAAAGTTAGCTTCAGTAATTAAAGCACCTTTAATAATCCATTCTGATACGATATCACCTACAGGACCTAATACATTTACTGTTAGGTCTTTTTTATAGAAATCAGAGTAGCCATCTCTACCAGTCACTGATTCGTGGTGTAAACGTACCCACTCCATTACGGCTTGAGCACCTGAAGGAGTAATAGGATCAAATAAAGTAAACTGAATTTGGCCCCAGGTTGTTTTACCTTTCACAAAACGTTGTACGTTCATGTGATTTAAGGCTACGGTACCTTGGGTTACGGTTACAGCTCCTACTCCCTTCATAATGTAAGAAGGAAAACCGTCAATGTATAGAATAAATCTATTCTTTTGCTTTGGTTCAAAAGCTGTAAAAAATATTTCGTTGGGATCTAATACTGCCATTTTATGTGTATATTATTGCGTTTTATTATAAATATTTACTTTTTAAATTCTTACGCTGGGAAAGTAGCTCCAGTTGGTAAGATGTTAAAGTCTAATAGAATAAATTCAGCCGTTTTAGTTGGTTGTAAATAAATAGCACCTACTAACTGATTTCTATCAATAACATCTGGTGTGTTATTTGTATCATCCATTACTACTTTGAAGGCATATAATCCTTGACGTTGTTGTACACTTTCTAAGTATGGGTTAACTTGGCTTAAGAAATTATTTCTAGTAGCGATAGTATTTTGTTCGAATACTAAGGTATCAGATACTTGAGTAATATAAGACTTAAGGGCAATTAACAATCTACGTACATTTACACGATCAAGAGCTGATGCTTTTTTCTGTAATGTTTTCTGACCGAATACTACTACTCCAGTTTGTGGGAAAGTAGCGATTGGGTTTACATTAGCTTCGTATAAAGTATCTCTTTGAGTTGTAGTTAATTTACGTTCTGCTCTTACTACTTGACCTAATCCACCTCGAGTAATACCTGCAGGAGCAAACCATGGATCAGATGAAGCGTCTGTATAAGCATATACTCCAGGAATCATAGCTGAAGCAGGAATGTATACTAATTCGCTTGTATTTGGATCTACGGTTTGTAACCAAGGCCAGTAAGTAGCAGCATAACTACTATCAAACCCAGCAGCTTCAGTTTTAACAGCGTTTACTTGAGCTCCGTATCCTACTAAATCGATAATTGCGATACAATCACCACGAGAAATACTATTATTTACTAAGCTAGTAATTTGAGCAGTATGGTTAGCATAGTCATTAATTAAACCAGGAGCTGAAATTATATTGTATTTGTATTCGTCTGTATTGGAAAGTAAAGCAATTGCATCGGCATAATCACTACCTAGTAAACCTTGAGTATCATTACTATCAATACTGTTATAGAAGTTAGCAGGTCTACCTGCAGGAATATTTGATCCTTCAGCACCACCGAATGATCCAGAAGAAACAGCAGGTAATGATCCTGTGTAAGCATCTTTTGCATCACCGTTGTTATCAAAATAGTTTGGAGTAGAGTTGATATCTTTTACTCTTACATATCTTGAGATATTAGGATAAGATCCACTTTCTTGGATATAATAATCAGTACCCTCTTGTACTAAGTTTTTATCTACATCCCCGATTACTTTAGCAATGTAATTTGGAGAATATGGATCTAATGATAAGTTACTATAAGACTCTAATACAATTTTTTGGTTGATCTTATCGTCTCCTCTACGGATTACTAAGCTAAAAGTACCAGAAGAAGTGTTTACAGAAGGAATTTCCCATCGGATGTTATCTGAGGTTCCATTTGCTAAAATATTATTTGTTCCTTCCGATCCACTATCGTTATTCATAATATTTCCTTCAGAAAGGGTCTCTAATACGAATGGAGTAGCAGCAGCATCAATATCATCAATACTACTTGTAGCAGAGCTAAATGATCCTGAAGTAACACGAGTTACTAACAAAGATCTACCACCGTTTTGGAAGTAGTTATTTGCTGAAATAGAAGTTAAATAAGAATAAATGTTTGATCCACTAGTTAAAGCACCACCAAAAACTGCTAAGTATTCTGAAAATGAAGTAACTAAAGTTGGAACTTCAACAGGACCTTTAACTGCAGGACCAATGATTGCAGCTCCAAATTCTCTTGGACCTTGAGTTACTTGAGACTGATCATTTTCTCTTGCTAGTACGCCGGGAGATAATAAAATTTCTGCCATTTTTATGTTTTGTTATATTGGATTTTTATTATAAATATGACAAAGCTTATCAAAAAACTTATTCTGGTGTGGTAAATTCACCCGTTTCTAGGTTAATATTACCCTCCCCATAATTTTCTTGTAACTCTTTAGCTAATTTGTTTTGTGATTCTTGTAAATCAGCTAATTTTTTTAAAAGATCATTCTTATTACCCTCTAATATTGCTTTTTGTATTTCAATTTCACCTAATGAAACTGCTATTTGATTACCTTGAGCTTGTAGATCTTTTAATTTTTGCAACTCTTCTTGTGATAACTTTTTTGTCATTGTTTAATTTTTTATTCGAGTATAAATATATAAAGATTTTTTTAGACATCATTTATATCGGATACTACCTCAGATGTAATTGAAATTTTTGATCTAGAATTGTATTTTTTAATTGAATCTAAATCTTTTTGAAGTACGTTTGGAATTATGTATCCTCTTAATCTGATATCGAAAGTACTTTTAACTAATCTGTCTTGACCTGCTGTTAATTCTGTAGCCGTAGTAAATGAATCTATAAAAGATCTAAATTTAAATCTTTCAGGATCACCCCAATAAGCATCAGATGCATATTCTACAGCTTCAATTATCTTATTTAATTGCTCCATATAATACGTTTGTATAATACAGCTATAAGATAAAGTTAAATAATCAGGAACTGCTACCGCACTAAATTGTTTTGTAGGTACTCTATTATTTAAAACATTAAAATTACTATAAGCATTTTTGGGATTAAATGCTTTTTGAAAAGTACCATACAGATTAGGCTGATTAGCATCTAATTTATTAGCTACTGTTCTATCTTTTGTTATAGTATTTCTTTTGATTACTATAATAGGAAGCATTATAGAACCATTCTTATCTCTATAGTAACCATCTCTTTGAAATGATTTCCATCTTTCAGGGGCACCATATATTACAGGCACTTCTATTCTACTACCATTTTGATATACAAAAGGTCTAATTACGTTTTGAAAATAATAAAATACAGCTTCATCTAAATCTTGAATACCAATAGAAAAAGGTTTAGCAGTATCATCTTTAAAACTAATTTTTTCAGATCGATTAAAACTAATGCCTGTTTGACTCTCACTAGGATTAGGTTGAGCGTTAGGATTGCCTACCCTAATATCAAAAGCAGTTTGCTGTTTGACACTAATTTCTCTTTGAGATTTTGGTATGGGTTTTCTAAACTGTGGCATTAGAAGCGTTCTTTATAAGGTGAAATTGCTACTTTATCGGCTGGTATAGCATAAGTGTTAACTAAAATAGAAACACTAGTACCAAATTGATCTAAATCTATGTTAACAGGATTAGGAGTACCGTCTGAGTTGTTATTAGGATAATCAGGGTTTTTACCTCCCCAATATTGGTTAGCAACTGTTGATTCTACTCCATAATATCTTTCTTGATATAATATAATATCACCAATTTCAACTACCACGTCAGCGTCTACTAAGTCATCTCTAAAAAAGTTAAACTGAATTCCTTGGCTAAACCCTACACTTTCATCAGTAATAGGATAAGCTTGATCTTGTCTACTAATTAGACAGTTAAATAAATAAGGGCCATCATAATACTTTTCTCCTGCAGCCTCCCCGTATAGGTTTACTTTAGTTTCCTCTAATTTAAATTTATAGATAGCAGCTTGTTGGGTAATTATATTACCCATCAATTCTCGGTTTAAACTTCTAACTAAAGAGACATCTCTCTCTCTTGTAAACATTGCTGCCATACTAGCCTATATAAATTGTAAACGGAACGTTTTTTAGTTCAGTATTTTTAAATTCAGATTCTTGGGCTCTTCTTTCTAATAAAGCTTTACGAGAGGTTTCATCAAAGTATCCTCTTAATCTTTCAATCAAGTTAGTTTTTTCAGCAGTAGCGGCTGTTATTAAATCTGATTGGTTTAATGTTACCGTATCATTAGGAATAGGAATATTGGAATATTTACCTCTTACGTATCCTAACATTTCTTTTGCTAAAGCTAAAGTATATTCAAAAATCCATTGTCTACCAACTGAGTTGATTGAAGCATAAGTTGGGTTAGCATATGGGGCATTTGAGACATTAGTTATTTTATCAGGAGTAGGTTGAATAGAAGAACTAATTCTTTCATCCCTTTTAATATATTCAAATCTTACACTACCTACACTTCTATCAGGAATTGGGAAGATTCTTAATTTATTGTCTTTAAGCTCAAAACTATAGTTTGATCTTCTAATTTGATCATTTAATTCAATAGCTTGGATAGTTTGTAAATCATAATTTAAAGGCATCATTAAGAAATTGATAGCGGGAGAGAATGAACCAAACCCAAAACTATCAAATAATGATTGGTATCCAAATCCAGTACCAGCGTATGGATCATAATATCTTGTTATCGCTGGTGAGGCCTCATAAAATACTCTTTTAATTTCAATCCCATAAGTTCCATCAATACCTTCATCTATAGCCCATTGTTTTAAATCATATACTTGGGAACTTGCTGTAATTGGGATAGATCCTGTGTAATAGGGAACATTTCCCCCAGAGCCAGCTTCAGCACCATACATTTCAGTTAAACGAATAATAGGTTCAAAGCTAGGAGTTATAGTTGAGGTGTTTAAGTTACTAGAAGTAGTAGCTCCTTCTAAAGATAATTGGTTATCCCTAATAGTGTAAGCATATAATTCATTGCCATAAACTGTTATTGCTTCTTCAAAAGCTGTGAAGAATGATCCTGATTGTAATTCAACATCTACTAAAGGATAACCTAGCCTGCTAGCACAAAATTTTGCTACCTTTACGGCATCAGCTTGGAAATCAGTATCACTACTATAGAACCCAAAGGGAACGGCATTTGAATTCCAAACCGGGGCACCATCATATATGGGAATGTTGGCCATAATTAAAGTTTATTATAAATATTAAGCTATTTTTCTATCATAAATATGGGAACCTGATGTAGTTATTGTAATTCCCTTATCTACTGCTTCATCATAATATTTTAATAAATCCTCAACTATAGGATCTCTATGATTTGTTGTTAAAGTTATAGCCTCTAAATTTTTAATTTTTCGAGCAGCTGAGTATAAGAATTTAAATCCAGAGTCTTTTTTATGCTTAAGATCAATTTGATACCCATCACCACAAATAATCATTTTTGATCTTAAACCTATACGAGATGTAATCATCTCCATTTGCTCGTGAGTAACGTTTTGTGCCTCATCTACAATTATACATGAATCTAAAAACGTTCTACCTCTCATAAAAGATACAGGTACTATCTCTATTTTATCTTCACTTATTAATTTTTCAATTTTTTCTTTATCATATAAGGCGTAAAAGTTTTGGTAAATAGGTTGAACCCAGGGATCCATTTTCTCTCTTAAATCACCTGGTAGGAATCCTATATCTTCTTTTGATACTGTGGGGCGTGTGATAATAATTTTATCATACATTCTCCTTAATAATCCATCTAAAGCCACATTACATGCTAATAATGTTTTTCCGCTTCCTGCTCCTCCTCCTAATAGAGTTATTGTGTTATCTAATATAGATTGTTTTGCTTCTTTTTGTTCATCATTTAATTGAATTTTAAACTTGATTGGATTTTTAGGTATACGTTTAGAATGGTATACCTCATCTGTATGGGGTTTAGATGCCATAGAGAGACGTGTTTAGGGGTTAGTAAAAAAGTTGAATTAAATAGAGTAAATACGTTAGAGAACCGGAAAATTTTAATATAAGAATATAATGAGATAAGTATAATCCGCATAAAACGTATTTGTTGATTATACATATTAGAACAAAAAAAGCCCGGCTAAAAGCCGGGCTAATTTTATTAAGTAATATTTAAACCTCTAATTATAGAGTATTTAAACCGTTTACTTTAATCAAGCCATAGAATTCAGGACGTACCATTTTCTTAGCATAACGAGTCAAGAGACCTTTACGTGGAGTAAATGTATCTGGATCGTATACAAGAGGAGTCATGATTAATGGAATGTATGGAGCGAATACAGCACCGCTTTCAAGGAACTGAGTACCACGGAATCCTAATAAGATTTGGTTTTCAGTCATGTAAGGGTTTTTGTAAACTTTGATTTTACCTCCACCTAATGCACCTACTTTTTGTACACCAAAAGCGTAGTTCATTTTTTCAACATCAGCGTTATCAGCAGCAAATCCAGGGATTGACTCGATGATAGTAGCTACAGTTGGAGATAATACCATAAAGTTAGCACCTCCACGAAGAGTTTTCTGGTGAATGATGTTGCTCAACTTTTGGATTTTAGTTCCAAGAGTTTGGAACCATTGTCCTTGAGAGTTGTAGAAACCAAGATCGCTAATAGTTCCATCAACACCGTTATCTACGATAGAACGGTTGTTAACAGCTGACCATACTTCAGTTCCAGCAGCAGCAGAATCAATCAACATATCTAAGATTTCAAGGTCGATCTCTAAAGAGATGTACTCGCTTAAGATAGAAGTCAATTCAGCTTCAGCATCAAGAGCATGGTAAGCGTTAAGGTCTTGAGCGAACTCAGGAGTCCAAACAGCTTTCAATTTACGAGTTTTAGCTACGATAGCTGAACTCTTCATTTGAACGTTAATTTCAGGAATTGAAATTGGGTTGTTAGCACTGTTTAGGGCAGTGTTACCATCTTCGAAATCACCACGGTAACGGTCAGTTGGTTGTTTTTGGTAAACAACCTCAACATCTCCCATTGGAGAACCTGTACCACCAGCTACTGAACCAGATACGTAGAAATATACATTAGTACCATCGTAAGTAGTGAAAGCAGGTACAGAAACTGTTGAACCAGAAACTAATTGGAAAGCACGTACACCTTCGAAATCAGCATTTGATAAATCAGTACCAGTTACAGTTACTTTAACCCATTGATCACCAACAGCAGAAGCAGAGTAATCAGAATCAAAGTTGAAATCTGACCAGTCAGCAGAAGCAGAAGCAGCAGGAGTTACAGAAGCTGTAGCGTTGTTAATTGAATAACTGAAACGACCAGCACCATATAAACCGTCTGTGTTAGTGTTACCAAAAGGATTCAAGTCAGCAGAAGCAGTATTACCGTATACAGATTGACCTGAAGAGAAAGGAGCTTTACCAGTCCCGTATTGGAAATCCAAGAAGAATACTAGTCCAGAAGGTAAGTTCATTGGCTGTACAGAAACGAATTCTTTAGCAGCGATTTGACCGAATACCTTACGTACTAATGGAAGAGCTACACCAGCCCATTGCTCACCTACACCAGCAGTAAAGGTACCTTGTGAAGCAGTACCACCACCAGTTTGTGAACTTTCTACAACAAGTTGCTTAGCTTGGTTTTCAAGAATGATACCCATATTGTTTTTATCGGCACCTTTCAAACCTTCTAATAGACCTGTTTTTTCCCATTTGCTAGCTAATCTAGCTGCATCACCCTGTACTGAGTGATATGGGTTTGCACTTTCTAAAAGAGAATTTAAACTCATGATTATTTAATTTTAAAATTTAATTAGTTTTCTTTAATAATTCCTGCTAATTGTTGCATTCTGCGGAAAGCATCATTTTCAACAATTGGCTGTTTTGCTTGAGTAGCTACACCTGCAGACTTAGAAGCACTTGATTTGATTTCACTAACCATAGATTTCTTAACTTCTTTTGAATTTAAGTTTTCGTTTAGTGTATCAAAGATTACTTTTGCGTCTTTTACAGAAGCAGCTCTATCAAAAGCTTTTAAAACTTTTACCTTCTTGTCTTCAGACAAGTTTTTAGTTCTGAAGATTTTGTTTGAATATAGAAGTTTGGCGTTTAGTAAATTAACTTCTTGAAGTTCTTTTTTAAGTTCTTCAATTTCAGCTAAAGTGTCAGTGAAGTCTTCTTCAGTCACATTTCGTTGTTGTGTTGCATCTCCAGCGGCTTTACCACCTTTGCGAAGCATAGCGGCTAATTTCTTAGCTTTATCACCATACTCACCAGCTTCAGCTTTGTCCATAGCTTTACTTAAACCAGCAGTACCACCCAGCAGAGCAGCTAGACCAGCAGCTACAGCAGCAAGGCTTACAGGCTCTTCATTTAATGTTTCTTCTTCAGTCACATTTCTTTGTTGAGTTGTATCGCCAGCAGCTTTTCCTGATTTACGGAGAAAATCAGCTAATTTCTTAGCTTTATCACCGTATCCACCAGCTTCAGCTTTGTCCATCATTTTGCTCATTGCAGCTGAACCTCCTAGTAAAGCAGCTACACCAGCAGCTACAGTAACAGGATCTACTACTTCTTCTAATTCTTCTTCGTCGATTGGAGTACCGTCCATTTCGTCAGTTGCGCGATAGCCTTCTTCCATATCAACTTCTTCATTTTCCATGATTTCTTCTGAATCATCTTCCATGTCGATTTCTTCGTCGCCCATTTCCATTTCGTCTTCGGCTTCGAATTCCTCTCCAGCTTCTAATTCACCAGCTGAAACCATATCTTTAATAACATCTTCAATGAAAGATTTTAAATCATCCTCACTCATATCTTCGAGGTCGATTTCTTCTTCTTCCATTTCTTCTTCACCTTCACCTTCTTCAGATTCTTCTTCTTCAGATTCCTCTTCTTCGGCTTCGGTTAGGTCTTCGTCTATTTCTTCAGTTACTTCTTCTGAAATAGATTCGTCAAGGTCTAGTTCGCTTAGAATTTCATCAAGATCAAGATCTTCTTCTAATTCCTCTTCCTCTTGAACAGTAGTTTGACCTACTTTCTTTGGGTCGGGGTCTAAAGAAGCACCACTTTTTCTTTTAAAACTCGGAGCGTCCATTTCTTCTAGCTCTTCTTCTTTTACATCATCATCACGATCCATTTCTTCTAGCTTTGCAGCTAACATAGATTTTAGATGAGGAGTAAAAGCTTCTTCTAGAGCGGCTTTAGCATTTGCGATTGCAGTGGCCTTAACGGCTTTTGCATCAGCAATAGCTTCTGCTAACAAATCTCTGTTTGTCATAATCTCCTAAAATTTTGTTTAGTGAAATACGCTTATTGGATAGTAGCGTAATAGGTAAGTTTTACTTAAAGTTAATGCCATATAGAAATGGCATATTATCATTTATACATATATAAAAATTATGTAAAATGAAAAAGCCCTCAAAAGAGGGCTTGGATTTATGAAGATTATTCAATAAATGAATAAGGATTTTAATCTAAGGGGCAAGATCCTTTAGAACAAAGTATTTCTCTTATAATACTGTTAACATTATTGTAATTATAAGTAAAAGTTTCTTTACCTTCTTTTAATACAGACATAAATGAACCTGGGTTTGAAGGGGTGGATACAAAATCCCAACACAGTAATTCAAAATCATCTTGAACTTCCATTACACTGCCATTTTGTTCTAATGATCCCATACCGCGAGAAGAAACACCTACTGTTACTCCACTTTTAATAAGTTCTTTTAAAATGTTACCAGAAGGAGTAGGTAAAAGTTCTACTTTACCCATTACATTATTTCCATCCCACCACCATTCAGTAATTAGGTGAGATACATTTTTTAAGTTTACTACTTGTGATTCAGGGTGATCTAATTCTCCCATAGAACGACGTTGTTCTATAAGTTCACTATATTTATCCATTTCGCGTTCCCATAAATCCTTAGCATAATAACGGCCATTACCATTTTTAACCTCAGCTGTGGCTAAAATACCAGTTACTATAGGATTTCCTGTTTGTTTGTTAACATTTTCAGTTAACATAGAAGGGGAAACTCTAAATGAATTTGTCTCTATTAATAATTGCTTATTCATTCGCTTCGTAAGTTTCGTCTACGATTTCTTCTTTTTGGTATTTTTGACCAGCCATTTTTTCATACATTTTTTCCATCTTAGCTTTTCTTTTTTCTAAGATTTTAACTTCTTTCTGCATGGCTTTCATTTTTGACTTATCTACTAATTCAGATAAGTTTTCGTCTTCAGAAACCATATTAATACGAGTCATTTTAGTTTCAATAACTTCGTCTAATTTAGCTAATTTAGCCTCCATAGCTACGATTTCGGCTTGTTTATCGATTTCAGATAAAGAATCGTCTAATGATTCTTTTTTCATTTTTTTCTTTTCGATTTTTTC